TTAGCTTTAACAGGACTAGGTTCTACAGCAGTATCCTTAACTTCAACAGCTTCAGGTACTGAAGTAGGCTCTTGTACAGTCTCAGGAGCTATTTCAGCAGTAACTGGGATATCTACTATAGGTGCTGAGTCAAAAGCCTTAGAAAGCATCTCAGTAGCTTGTGAGAGAGTAGACTCAATAAGCCCTAGATCCTTAGCAATTGTTTGGATTAACTTATTAGAAGTCTTAGCTTCTGCATATCTAGTCTGACCCTCTAATTTGAATTCAACCCTCTTACCTCCACTAGCTTCAGACTCTTTTAAAGCTTTCTGATATAGAGCTAACTTATTGGTTTGAAATTCTTTCCATTTAGTTAATCCAGCAATACTTGTATTACCTAATTCTTGGTCATTTAGGGATATTGCTTGGTGTACATCATTAATATAATTAGTAACACCTTTTTTATTGGTATCCCCTTCTTTAATATCATTAGAAACTTGTTTTAAAGTTTTCTTAAGCTTTACTGCATCTTCTACAGTAGATTTAGTTTCTGTAGGTAGGTCAGTAAATAATGTACTACCTGAAATAGTTTCTAGAGTTTTAAGAGGTAAGTCTTGTCCCTTATCAATAGCAGAAGCTACAGCAGCAATACTCTCTGTTTTAGTAACATTATCACTCTCAGTATCACTGATAGTTTTTACATGTTCTTGTACACTTTTACCTGTACTTTCCTCTATCTCAAGATTCTTATGAGCTTGGATTAATCCATTAACTTTATCTTCATATTCAGTAGCTGTCTCTTTTTCTATACCATCTTCTACTATGGTTCCTTTTAACTTAGCATTAGTTTTAATTAAGGTAGTAAGTCTCTCTACTCTTTGATCTGGAGTTAAGCCATCTAAACCATCACTAATAATACGCTCTACTACTTCTTTAGGATCAGATTCACTTTTCTCTTGTATGAGTTCATCAGTATTTTTAGTAGTAGCTTGTTTAAGCTTAGCACTAGTCTCACTTAGTTTAGTACCAGCTTTAATACCTACTTCCTTAGCTTTAGCTATTGCAGGTTTAGCAGCAATACTAGCTGCTTTAGCGGTACTAGCAGTAGCCTCTCTTGCAATATTAGGGGAAGCAAATCCAACACCACTTATACCACCAAATGCTGTATCTATTAGAGCCTCAGATACATCAATCTCTGGATCTCTTATCTTACCTGCAACCTGTCCTAGAACGTTCTGTAAGCCTTCTGTACCTCCCTCTACTACAAATGCACCTACTGGTGCTCCTGCTACAGTAATCCCTTTTATAAGGGCACTAGGGAGCTTCTTATTTAATACTTTAGATGAGTCAATAGCAGCTTTAGTTAATGTACCAGCACTCTTAACAGCTCCTGCTGAAGCTTTATCCAATCCAGCACTTGTTACAGATATTAATCCAATTAATGCTCTTTCCTCGGAATCTGGCATTTCACCATATTCTTCCTTGAAAGATTCAATAGCTTCATCATTTAATTTAATAGCTACTGAAGGTAGGAATGCAGGAGCAGCACTGACCATAGCAATCATATGAGGTATAGAGCTTACAGCAATCTGTGTAGCAGCATATGTATCTTCTTTAGCCAGATCTACTACTCCACCTAAGAAGATGGATACCCCTTCTATGTAATTACCTTTATCAAACGATTTAGCAGCTTGATCAGTTTTTACACGAAGTTTATCAGTAGCAATATCTACATCTTTAGTATTAATCTTAGCAGCAGACTCTTTAGATTGAGCATCTACAGTATCTATAAATGCACTAAGTTTTTTAGACTGCTCCAATCTTTCAGCTATTGTTCTGGTTTCATAGATATCTTCAGATATGGCAGAGTCAGGGCTGAATACAGACTCCTCTTCAGGAGTTAATCTCTGCTGTATTAATTTTGATCTAAATTCATTAATTCTAGCATTTCTTTCAGGAGATTCTGGGGTCTTAAATAACTCAAATAATTGGTTATTAAGTACATCAGTTGTTTGCTTCTTACGTATAGCAGACTCATATAGAGCCCTCTGTTCAGGAGATATACCCTGTTCAGCTTTAACTCTAGCTTGCCTAATTGGAGCACTTAATACAGTTCTAGCTACTTCACCTGTAGTTGATTTAAGGGCTGAACCAAGATTAGCTAGTTTACCTAATGGGTTTTCTATGGATTCATCTGATACAGTAGCAGTTGCTGCATTATCAAAATTAGAAGTACGTTCTTTGTTAACAATATTATTAGCTAATTCTAATTGCTTTTTATAACCTAATTGATTAAGAGTATCTGATTTATTATAGCCAAATCCTTGCCCTGTACCGAAACCTGTACTTGAACTAAATCCTCCAGAAGTACGCTCAGAAGGTTGTACAGGATCTTTATAGACATATTTAGGTATTGGGAGATCTGCTTCAGTTAAGGGTAGATGAGAGTAAGTCTGCTCATGGAGATTAGGATCTATAGCTCTGCCCATAATCTCTTTAAACTCATTTTCTAATCTAGCTTTATGTTCTGCTTGAGTAGCAGCCATAGCAGCCTTATTGGAGAAATCAAAGTTTCTGGCCTCCTCCAAGGTTTCTTTAAATAGTTGTTTCTCAGACTTAGCCATTTAGATTCCTAATTAAAATTTCTAATCAATAAGTTGAAGATTAAAAGGATTAACAAGATCAATATCCTGTCTAGGAGGTGACTCGGGGGTAGCTCCAGGTAGTTTTTTTAAAAAATTCTTAATGATACTTGGTTCATAATCATTACCATCAGTAGCTGCACTAATAAGATCATTAATTAGTTCTGGATCTATACCTAATTGTTTAAGTTTCAATACATCTTTATCCGCTTCTTGCCTTGATGAGTCTAGAACTCCTAATAGATCATCTGTAGTATCCAGTTTACTTAGAGTAACTTCTAAATCTTTTCTAGCTTGATCTATTCTCCTAGTCTCTCTCTTTCTTCCTTCTTTAATATCTTCTCCCGCACCTGTACCTTTCTGTATCCCACTAATCACACTAGTAAGATCCTCTAACTTAATACCCCGTGTTAGACCTTCAGCTATAAATTGCTCTGGATCTCTATTACCAGCATTACTAAATTCGATATATAGGTCTGAAGCTCCCTTCTTAGATGCCTGAGAGGTAGCAGTAGATTCTACACCTTGCTGTCTAGCAATAGCAGCATCTAATAATTTACCATACGCACTTGGATCAGATACTCCAGGTAGGTTACGATCCAAAGACTGTAACTCTGCCACCGATTTGCCACCTAAACCGGCTTCAGCTTGTTGAAGTATTGGGATATCTTGTGCAGTACCTAACTGTTGTTGGTACATGAGATTATCTAGTGCTGTCTGTCTAGCCACACCTTCTTGCTCTCGTAATGCCCCAGCTACATCACTTACATTGACATCACCGTACTGCTCTGGAATAGCTCCAGGAGCTGATAACTGTGAAGCTAACTGCTGGTATTCCTCTGGAGTCCTAGCACCCTGTATAGCGCTTATAGCGTCCTGAGTACGTCTATCCTTAGCTTCAACTTGTCCCTGCCTATAGGTATCAAATGCACTAGATAATCCAGTGGTAGCTTTACCTAAGCTCGATGCAGCACCTTGGAATAGTCTAGTTGGATCTCCGAATGCTTGACCTTGGGTAGTAGGTCTATAAACAATACTGGCCATATGTGTATCTCCTGACTTAGATAGATTTACCTGAGATTAGCTTTGGAGCAGCAGCTTTATCAGCAGCAGCCTGTATTGCCTCCAGATCTCCTGTAATATCAGACCTTTGTGCAGCCCTTCTTAAGGCTCTATCTCGTATCTGGGCATTAGTTATCTTAGCCTGGTTAGCTAGGTTAACATTAAATGCAGCCCTATTCTGAGCAAGTGTAGCTTTACCTAACTGATACTGCTTATATGCAGCAAATGCGTTAGCAAGGCTACCAAAGCCCTGTAAAGCAGAAGATACATTAGATCCAAAATCCCCTGTAATATCTCGTGATTTTGGGGCAGTATTAGCACTAAAATCTGTATTAACACTAGGAAATAGGTTTCCCTGATTAGTTCCTAAGCTAGTATCAGGCACCTTATATAGATCTGTAGATACATTAGGTAGTAGCGAAGTAAAATCAATACTTGCTGGATTAAACTTTTGTTCAGCCATAATCAGTTACCATTATGTTATTTCCTGGTTAAGTTCATAATTATCAGTAGGATAATCAGTGAAAGGGGAGGGGATATTGTCTAAGTTTAATAAAGAATCTACGTAAATACTAGGCTGTGACAGTAATATAGGTGAAAGATTAGTCGTCAGACTCCTAGTATAGAATTCTTGGGGAGTAGAAGTTACATCCAATATAGGCATAACCCTACTGTTTAGTAGGTTGAATGTATCAATACTAGCATCGTTATTAAGCCATTCTTCAGCAGCTTCAATTTCCTCTTGTTTAGTTGTAGCTAGGGATTCAAACTCAGCCTGTTCTTCTAATAACTCTTTAGTTTTATTTTGAGTATCTATCTGAACGAATGTTGATATAGCATTTACTGCTAATAGTAATTTATCTACAAATGTAGCTGCCTGCTCTAATCCAGAAGTTCCCGTTGTAACCGAGGCATAGGTATACAATATTAAAAGTACAAGCTTCTCTTCATCTGATAAACCATGCCTTAATATTTCTTTTAGTGCTAGAGTTAATCCAATTTGAATAAGTAACTGCTCAGCTAGAATCCATAAAGCTTTGGATAATGAACTAGCCTTACCTAATGAAAATATGAGTATAATAATAGCTATTATCTTAATAATAATATTTATTGCACTTAAAAACCCTGGAGTTTCATAGTACTCAAGATGTTGAGAATCCTCTGCATAGATTATTAATTTAATACCATCATATATTATTTGCTCAGTTTCCCAAGGAGACATTCTACTTAATATGTAATAGGAGATAGGTATAATAAAATTATCCTTAGCAGCCTGATCTCCAGTAATTGGATCAACCAGTTCAACTGCTTTTATCCCTACAGATGTTCCTTCTGTAAGTATATAAGTAGTGAGTAGTAATCCAGAAACCTCTATCTCGGTATAAGTTGTTGGAGAGAGTTGTGCTCTTATTGTATAGAGACTTGTAACTAAACCAAGACTATCAGTTGGATCTTGTTGAGTAAGATCTCCTCTTGCCTCTAGGTCAGCTTCAGTAGCTTCTATATTTGCATTAATAGTTATCTCAGATTCTACATAACCTATTTTACCTATATAACCTACTATTTCAGTTATCTCTATATAGTTACCTGTGATTGCAATGTTAAATCTACCCTCATCCACTCTATAAATAAAACTACTATTACTCTGGTCTGTAGCACTTAAGGTTAAGAAAGCTGTTTTATCATATTTAGGTAAAACACTTAAAGCCATAAAGAAATTAAATAAGTACCTTAAGTTATATTGATCTGTAGCATAAATATTAATTCCAAACATTAAGAAAGCATCTTGGATTAAGTCTATGTCAGGGTTATCATCTATAAGCTCAATTAATGAATCTAAGTCAATTAAGTTAAGTCTGTTTATAATATTATTAGTAGACGTATAAAGCTCAGATTGCTTATCTACATTTACATTAACAAACTCTTCTCTTAATTTTACTATAGGTAATGTATCTAAATTATCCTCATCCCCTGCAATGAGACTATTATTCAATTCAGGGTAAGTACCAATTGCTGTCTCATAAAACCATATCTTAGATACTGTAGGATTTGAAGTTACAGCATAGACTGCTGAATAGTATCCTCCTGAATTAAATATAGGTACTTGAACGCTTGAAGAAGTACTTTCAACAGAGGGAGTTACTACGGTACTGACATTAACAAAAGAAGTTGTATAAGGACCACCAGTACTTGTAGGTGTCCTAACATAATTGGTATCTACATAGCTAACAGAAAGTTCTGATGGGGTACCATTGTCAATGGTAGTAGTAGTCCTAGTCCAAGTATCTGTAAATTCAGTTGGATCAAGAAGTACCTGAGTATAGTCATCTACAACTACAGTTGTAGTAATATCTCTAAATACATTGACAGTATAGTGAGTTCCAGCACCATTTAATGCTGCACTAGCATATTTCCAATTAGTGGTACCTATAATAAAAGTATTAGTTGAGATTACATAGCTATTATTATCTATTAAGTAATCTTTACACCATAGATCTATATTAGGTATGCCAAACTCTATAGATATACTATCAAGAGTTTCTCCTTCAATGTCTTCTAATATATCTACCACTACTTCATTATCTGTAAAATACTCAGATACTGTAGTAGTAGGAACTCCATCTATATAATGATTCTTACCATAAATTAAAAAACTTCTAACTGTAGCTCTTTGATTAGTATGTATAGCAAAACGTAATTCTTCAGGTATATCTAAACTATTTAATACAGCATCTGTTACTATTGTTTTTATATATTTAGCTTCCTCATCAACTAATGAGGATGTTACTACCTCTACTGAATATATAGTTTCATCTTCTATACCTATAAGCTCAAATATAGGCTTAAGTACTGGAGCAATTACATCCCTAAATAATGTACGTACAGATTCTTCTAATGCATCAAAGTCATATGTAACAAAGAATTCTGCAAGGGATCTGGTAGAATCCCAAACACCTTTAATAATATCTATTGCATCATTTATTGCATCTTCTACTTTATCTACTACATAACTCATTTAATATCACCTTTAGTTATACAAAGTAAGTATTTACCTTTTATATTCTTTTTATTGGATGAAGATGAATTAATGTAACCCATTTCTTTAAATCCTTGTGACTTAGCAAATTGCTTTACTTTAGGAAAGTCCTCAGAAATAGTAGCATTTAATGTAGTTATATTTGTATTATCCCATACCCAATTAAGTACATTCTTACCAAATTTATTAGCATACTTTTTACGATATTCCGGTAAGACTTGGAAGTGACAATAATACTCTTTGCGTAGGTTAGGTTGGATGATAAATACACCTATTGGATTATCATCAATATACCCAATTAAATGGATATGACTGCGTTTATCAGTCACAGTAAAAGAAGCCATATCCGTATTATCAGATATGGCTCTCCAAATGGTAAGATTTGTAAGAATGTCCCTAACTTCTTGGACATTATAAGTACGTTTTATTTTCAAGAGTCACCTTATACTAACTCTCTAACTGTACCTCCAGATATATAGGTAGTACCTACAACTGCATCAGTATCATTTAGAGTGAATGTAGTAGATCCAGTAGAAGTAACTATATAGCTATTACCATTAAGTTCAGTCATGCCACTAATACCTGAAATACTAATAGCCTGCCCTGTTGACATACCATGAGCAGTATTCGTAGTAATAATAATATCAGCAGAACCTGGATCAACTGCATTAATGACAGTATGTGAACTAAATGCAGCAGCAGGAGTACCTAGTTCAGACTGATTAGCAACTAATCCAGAATTAATAGCTAGATTGCCAAGCATTACATCCATAGAATGTTGATCCACATTTAATGGTAATGCTAGTTCTAAATCATCAGGAGATGTAGATTTAGCTATAGTCCATATATCACTAAAAGCTTTCATTGTCTTCTGTTCAGCATCTCTAGTAAAACCATCAGCTTGATTGGTATACAATGTCTTCTGCTTACCAATAATACCTGCTACAGCATTACCATCTACAGTATCTAGTATTTGAGCCTGTTCAGTAAGCTTCTTCTGATCCAATAGATCAGTCTCTGCCTGTCCTTTTAATACCTGCTTAGCTCCAATACTATCATTCCTAGTAGTAGTTGCCTGACTAGAAGCTATCTGTTCAGTAACTAAGTTAGTTTGCTCTGTAATTAGATCAGCCTGTTTATCTGCCTGCTGTACTCCCAAAGTATAAGCAATGGATTGCTGTAGAACGCTCTGTGTGACCCCTAGGTACACATTAGCAAAATCACTACCCGTTATCCTACCTGCATCATACTGAGCCTTCAGACGGATCTCAACAGCACTCATAAGCTTATCAAAGCTACCTGTACCATCAATATTATCTGAGACTATATCTGTAATACTAATTGTTGCCATTTTAATCAATTACTCCTATTTATCTATACTACCAGATACAGCCTGACGTTGTGCTAATGCCTTAAGTTCATCTTTGTCTAAAGGGGGTAATATCTCGATAGTGAACTCATTAATCAATTTAGCTTTACGTACCTTGTTACCTAGATGATCTTTAACAGTTTGGAATATACTACATTTACGTTCTTTCATTGCTTCATAGATAATATAGGGTACATGCCAACCTTCAGTAGTATTAAATGGAATATACTTCTTAAATGTACCTAATTTAGCTGACCCAACAGAAATAATCTCCCCTTCCCATTCTTTCTTATTTGGATTCATACAGCTAACATTGATTCTGATTAAACTTCCTGCTCTCTTCTTCCTAGTTGCAAGCATCTTACGTTTATACTCTGCATGAGTTATATAACCCGGATCACCTGAGCTTAATGAATTTACTATATTGGATTCTTCTGCTGTAGATTCCTCTAATATCCCATTAACTTTCTCTTTAAGCTTAGCTAATCCAATACTGGGATGGTATGCAATCCCCATCATATCTGCTCTAGCTTTAAGGGTAGTTAATTCATCTTGGTTTACTTCACTCATAATACTTTCCTCTCTACTTAATGTAGGTTTTTGTTGGTTACTAGTTTTAGTAAAGCATTCCCCCAATTAAGGGGGAATAGTTAGGTTAAGCAATAAAACTCCAATTTAATACAATTGTACCGGAGATGTCTGCATCAAGTGCAGCTCCAGCAGTATCTGCCCAAGTAGCAGCAGCATTAAAATGCAGTGTATGTGCAGAAGCAGCTTCTATTACAAAACTAGAAACAGCAGTCTTAACTTCAGCAGTACCTACAGCACCTGTCTGTCCTGTAATTACATCCTCAAAAGTAGCTGTACCTCCTAAGACTGCAACAGCACCACTTCCAATAACTGATCCAAGACCAATATCACAAGCTTCTGTATCGTGTTCTGCGTTAGTTATAAGCATAGACATATACGCACTATTAACTACTACAGCTCCTGCTGGAAAGGTATATACAAGATACCCATCAGCAAGTGCTGCATTATCAGCTAAAGTAAGTGCAGCAGTTTTATTTACTGTTAACACTGTAGTATGTTGATGTGCATTACCATACTCAACAGCAGTTACCCCTGTATTAGGAGTACCTACATTAACATTGGTTTCTAACGGTTGTCTAAATAAGATAGCATCACCTGAATTTAACTTATTTAGAATGGCCTCTCTACTTTCCATAATCTTCTCCTAGGTAATAGTAAAAATAACCCTCTCTAATTAAAGAGAGGGATTAGATCAGTTACTAGTTACATTAATTTATTGGGGTTATTTACATACTCCCAATTGAAGCCTTTAGCTTGTTGTGTTCTACCTTTACACACATTAGAAATAGTTCCTGAACTAATACCAAGTGCTTTAGTAATCGCTTTAGAATTCTTCCATACTTTAATAACCTCACAGGTTTCTAGATCAATTTGATTAACCGAAACATTAGTATTAATTAGAGTACCTTTCATTTCTGTGGATAATAGTGGTTCTTTGTCCTCCTTTCTTGCCCACCTAAATCCTTTAAAAGGTTTTTGTAATCGCAATGCCCTAGACATTCCACCATGATTCTTCTTTAAACCTAGACTTGCATTAGCATCTGACATAGCTATAAAAGAATCTAAGTAATCTCCAGTAAGGGTATATTTATTAATTCCTTTAGACATATCCTTTTTAGAATTTTCTGCTCTAGTTAACCATTGGCAATTTTTAATATCATAATTACCATCATTATCTCTCCTATCTAAAGTCATGCCTAAAGAATATGAGGAGTACATATCATTAATAAACTTATCAAAGACATACCACTCCTCACAAACTTTAATACCTCTACCTCCATAACGATGGTACTTATAATATTTAGGGTTATTGCACCTATATATCATTAAATACCATATTCGGTATAGAGGATGGCTTGTACCCTTCTTGCTCTGCTCTTTGATACTTATACTCATAATAGTGCCCCTTATAATTTATATAAAAGACACCGTATACTAAGTTAAAGAGTGTTGCAATATAGGATACAAATCTTTTTCACCATTCTGCTACAGACCAAAGTAAAGCAATACGTTCTGGTCGAAGAATCATAGTGCCATAGTACCATTTAATACTGAAGAACCCAGTTTCACCATATGGATCATCTGTAGAGTGGTTCTGATCTGGTTTAACATGCTTAGTCTTAAACTTCACAGTCTTACCATCAGTTTGGAAGCCAATAGTAGTAAATGACCCTTCTCCAACAACAAGCATTGGATAAGCATTGTAGAAGATACCATCAGAGTCAGCATCAGCACTGAATCGGAAAGAAGTAGTTTCTTCTACAGTAGCACCTACAGCAGCACCAGCAGCAGCTTTATGCATCATCTCAGGTACAACAATAAACCTGAAATTATCAATACAACCAAACTCACCTCTAGCTACATTACCAGCAGAAGCATACTGAGATACCGGGATAAATGCTTTATTCCCATGATAATCAGTCATACGCATGATGGTAGGTTGTAGTTCTGAACCAACATAGATGTATCTAGCAGCATTAACTACTTTAGTATCAACCATCCTAGAACCAGAAATAATCTTAGTATTTTTAGGAGTACGGTTGTTATCTAATTCAATTGCTAACTTAACAAGATCATCATAAGTTACAGCATCATTAGTATTACCAGAAGCAAATGGACTAGAAGTATCATCACCTTGTAGGGTAGCAACAGAAGTTGCTGAACCTGCATAACGAATAACACCAGCACCATTAATCAAATCAATCTGGATCTGATCCTCATTCACTTCATTGGCAGCCTTAACTACCTCAGTAGTGAGATGGTCTATCAACTCAGCATCTGTATCAAAATCCAAAGATTCCTGGGTATATTCTGTGAAAAATCCAAATTTATTAATAGATCCTTCAACATCAATACGCTTCATGCCGACACGGTTAACCCGACCACCAGACTCAGTAAGAGCTGGAATCTTAGCAGTAATGGTTCCCATATCCTTAGATGAACCATACAAGTTACCATAGATAGTGGTACTTGAACCTGCAATAGTATCAACTACATAAGGTAGAGTACTTGAAGTAGCTCCATCACCATCAGCAGATAAAGCATCAGCAGAGCCATCTACTAACTCAACGTATGCAGCAGCAATATCATCAGAGGTAGCAGTACCATCAATATCCTGACTGGTAGTAAATCCTTGACCATATGCCCAAGCAACTACTTTACCTTTAGCTTCTTCTAATGCTAATGCATCAGAGGTAGCGTTATAAGCCATGAAATACATAGTCTGGCTTGTAGCACCACCTTGAGGTAATACAGTTACAGCAGCATGGTATGGTAACGTTACACTACCTGTAACTGTACCAGCAGATGCTAATGCACCTTCAGCATCAATACCTTGATCATTGATGTTACGATCATCAAGGATAGGTAGATAATGGTATTGCTTAATAGTCTTGCCCATATTTTTCAGTTGTGTTCAACAAGATTCGCTAATATCTTGCCAGTTCTCTTAAGAACTTCTGCATATTTCTATACAGCTCGGACTATATCTTCAACTTCAGCTTTACCTGTTAAGTTGCTAGGCGCTTCCACTACCAATAGCTTGTAGTGTACTCCCTTGCGGGATAGTCTCTGCACCTTCTTACCTTAGTTGGTAAGATTGGCTCAGGATTGTCTTCAACATTACTTGTTAAGAGTTTCCCTGAGTTCACCTAGTTATCAATTACTATTTCTAGTAATCGGCCCTCAAATTAAGGCATTGACCGAGAATCAGCCATTTGACTGAAATAGGCTTCCTTAGCAGCCTCTACAAGAGCTTTCTTGTAATAGTAATCAGTACGAAACTGAGTACCCACACTTGAATTACTACCTGAACCATATACTTGTTCACTTGCAGCCATGATTATTCACCTTACTTAACTAGTTATATAAATTTACTAGCTGCCATCTTCTCAAACTCCTCATCCGAGAGTGCTAAAGGATTAAAATCCTCTTTAGGAGCACTAGCAGCATGTTTAGTAGAACTTGCAGCTTTCTTTCGACTTTTAAGCTTCTTATCTACAGTTTTTGTTTTAGCCTTAACATTAGTAACAGGTGTTTGATTAGGTTGGGTTGGATTACTATTAAATCTCCCATCAGAATTCAAACTCTCTCCTACTTGCTTATACGCTTCCAAATCGGATAATCCTGCTAAACGTCCAAACATTCTTTCAGAATCTATAACCTGTTTAATTTGCTGGTATACCCCAGATTCAACATGGTTATTAATAATCTTAATCAGTTCAGGTTGGTTTGCAATAATATTCCTACTGGCGATATCCCACTTATTGCCGATAATGTCCAGTGTAGTATCGAAAGATTCAGTATCCTTGATATCAGCTAGGATTGAATCTATCTCTATACTTTGATCATCCACAGTGTAAGTATTAGGTGTATAGGCACTAGGAGCCTCTAAATCCATCTCTAATGGATCTAAACCCCCTTCTTTCACTAACTTCTTAATAGCTTCAGGATTCTTTTTATCCAAATCTATTAAGTATGTTAATTTATCCTCACTAAGTAGATTATGGTTTTCTAACATCTTAAGAAGTTTCAAGTTGGGTTTTAATCCAGCCATCTTCTTATTGTAGTTAGCTCCCATCTGCATAAGACTAATAGCATCTTCTACTTTAGTGATTTGTATCTCTTTACCATTTGCTTTAAATGGTTCAAAAAGCTTCTTACCCACTTCTCCATAATCAATAGATTCTTGATTATCAGTAGTTGGTTTAACTTCCTCAGAAGGTTCCTGTACTTCTTCCTCAGTACCCTCTGTATCAGTAGATTCTTCCTCTTGAGGCTCTTCTACTTCCTCTTCAACTTCTTCATCACTATCTTCGGAGTCGTCCTCTACAGCCTCTGACGAGGCTTCCTTTACCTCCTCCTCAGAAGGTTCTTCAAGTACTTCTTCCTCTTCTACTTCTACTTCAGTATCAGTAGTTTCAGCTTCTGAAGTGAAATCATCAAAGTTTAACTTTGCAAATTCTTCATCAGATAAAGCCAATGTATTATCAGACATGACTTAA